TTTAGAGTTTTACAAAACAACCAACGATGATTCACCAAATCAAACAAATAGACGATTGGTCTTTTCAAAAAATTTAATATTACCATTGGGTGAAAAAGTTTATTTTACAGGAACACCATCTGGTTCAACGTTACCGTTGAATGATTTTGTTTTTCTTCCGGTTTTTACGGGTTCAAATTATAGAAATACCGAAAATATGTATTTCTTTTGGTTTTTAGATGATTCACCTTTTAGTGGAACAAACATCACAGGAAATACTTTTTATATGACCGCAAAATTTTATAACGCAAAAGATGGGACAATTATTGATTTTGTTAATAAATCAAAGTCTATTGGTCAAGAAATTATTGAAGAAGAAGATGTTTATTATAAAGTAATTATAGATAGAACCGATTATTCATATATTGTTTATCAATATAATGGTTCATTGGGTTCACGAAAAGGTCAACTTAGTGCTCCAATAAATTTTTATGAAAGAAGACAATAATGGATATTAAACCACCTTTAAAATACGAAATACGTAGGAAATCAATTCCCAACTTAAAGTTGTATGCGGTTGATAAACCATATTGGTACAATAGTTTAGGTGGTTTACTTGAATTAACTAGCACAAATATAATAGACTCTTTAGATGGTTATATTATTTTTAATGTTACTGGTGGTACTGTTTCTTCAGGATATTACATTTGGTCGGGAACAACTTTAGATGGAACGTCATATGGTGACACCGATTGTGATTTAAGTTTAAAATTATATGAATGGGAAAATATAAGTAAATCAGAGGCATACGATAACCACGATATTCCCGTCTTTTTAGAAAGTTCAGTGGATGAAATGGGTGTGATGGTTGGGTTTGATGGGCAAATTGAACAAGTTGAACAGATATGTAATTTTTCATATACACAAACAGGTAATACTGTTTATGTTTATAACACCATTGACACATCAAAAGTATCTGAAATATATGATATAAATTTCACGGTTGATTGGGGAGATGGGACAACATCAATTTTAACTGCAACAGGTATAACCGCAAATAAAACATATTCTTCCACGGGTACAACCACGATTTCAATTTCGGTAAATACACCATGGACACAATTTGAAACAAAAAAAATAATTCAAATACCTTCAAACATAACCATACCAAATCCTTTGGGTACTTTTTCAGGTTTTACGATTCCATATTCTAATGTTACCGGTCAAACACAAAATTATCTTAATGATTATGACAGTGATTGTGATGGAACATACACAGGTAATACTGTATTTTATTACGCTTCTATTGGTAGGAGTAGAATTAACGAAAAGAAACTTTATGGTGCTAACACATATACAGGGGTAACTACGGGAATCACAAATAATTTAGTTTATAGTGCATATACTATTGATGATTTATACTATAGAGATTTTGAAGATGGTGTAACAACAATTACAGGTGCCACATCTGGATTTACAAAAGAAGAGGTAATTAATTGTGTTATAACAAGAAATGAACATTTCTTAGGGTTTATTGATGAACCTGTAATATATTCGGACATATTTGTTGAAAGAGGTAAACAGGGTGTTCTTGAAAAAACATTTAGATTATCTGAAATTGAAAATACCGGAGAATTATCTTATTATGGTAATGGATATTTTAATATCAGAAAACAATAATTTTCATATTTATAAATAAAAACAAATGGCAACGGGTTCTTACGGTATAATACGACCATCAGACATTTCACCAGAAGATGTTGAAATCTACTTTCATTACGTTTTAGATAGGAACGCAACTTCTGATGTAACATTTAAAAAATTAAATTCTGTTGATGTTTTAACACCTGTTTATCATAATTCTGATACAACAGATGATACATCCGCCCCAAATGTTGAAATATTGGGTGGTTTATATAATTTAAAACTTACATCTGATGATTTTTCTGATTTAGGTATCTATACACTTCATATAAGACCAAAACAAATTAGAACAACGATTACCGATTGTGGAATTTTGGCATCCTTACCTTCAGTAAGGGGTTTAATTATTGATTTATCAAATGTTCCTTCAGATGATAGAAATAAATTTACACCTCAAGGATTGGTAGGGTATAGAATTGAATATATTAATTCATCAGATAATAAAAAAATACCTAATTTTTATAGAATCGTTACTTCGTCTTTTTATTGCACACCAATTGTTTCAAATTTGACAAGTACTTCTCAAAAAGCAATAAGATATCAGTACAGTGAACAAGTAACAAATTTGATGTTCTTAACTGTTACACCATCTTCAGCACCAACAAATAAACCAAATACGGTTCCGTTTATTGGTGTACCATCTCAAAAAATAATTTTAACAAACACATATTTAAATCCCACAACAATAGAGATAGAAATGGTTGAGCATGACGCATCAACTTTAGCATATGCATTGTATGGTAATCAAAGTAAGGCGGTTTCACAAGGTATTTACACCATTTATGACAATAACAACAACATATATAAACAATATAATCTTTACGAAGTTAAAGATGAATTTAATGAAACATTATATGAGGTTCGTGAAGAGAGAACTGACATTGACGAAACACTAAACTTTGATACTATTACAGAAACATAATGGCAAAAAGAAAAGTACCAAGTCAAGCTGCGAGCGGTGCGGAAACATTTAATGATTTTTTAGTTGGTAGACAAATAACGGATGGAACATCTTCCTTAACCAACACGGTTTTCTCTTTGGATAAAGTAATACCCCAAAGAGATTCAAAGAGTTTTTCAACAACACCATTTTCAGAATTTTTAACTTTAGATTCGATAAAACAAGTTGATGGTATTCAAACCACAACAAGAACAAAAACAAAAAAAACCAATGAGGTTAGTTTTAAATCGAATAAAAAATATGCGGATAAATCATTATTTGGTTCCTTATCTAGCCGTATTTTAGTTTCTCTAACAAGAATTATTAATAAATTTCCTGGTGCTATCAATATTGTTGCTGATAGTCCAATAAGTAGTTCACCATATAGTGTGTCGGGTTCAACATACGATGACAGTGCTCACACAACAATATTTTATACTGAAAGAAGTAAATTCTTCAACCCATTTGATTTGGTACTTATTGAACCAAATTCAGTAATAAAACCTGAAACAGAAAATGAATTAAGGAATTTTTATTCATCATATACCAAATATGTTATTGTTGTTGACAATGTCACATACCCAATTCTTGAATATACAGAACCAAATGTAGATAATTTAATCCAATTTAAAGTTTATGGACAACCTTTTACGGGTTCCACTTACTTAAACAATGTTCTAATCAGACCAAATGATGGACTCATAGAAGAATTTTTCTCAGGTCTTGATGATTTAGAACAATCATTATTAAATAGAGAAACAAATCCCATATATACGTCAAGTTTTAGAGTACCTAGAGATAGTCAAAATAATTCAAAAACCTCTTTAGTAAGTGTAACAACATCATGGCCTTTATCAAATGATGGGTATAACATTCAAATTACTGGTATAGATTATGAACTTTACGTAACAAGATTAAGTGATATTACAAACGAGATTGATGATTATAAATCAAATTTAATGGTTCGATTTTTATCTTCTCCTCAGTTATTTGAATTTGATACGGAAGATAAAAGAGCGGAAAGCGTCTTTCAATTATATGGACAGAGTTTTGATAGTGTAAAAAAATATATTGATAATATTGCTTACATGAGAAATGTGAGTTATGATTCGATTAATAATTTACCTGATGTATTATTAAAAAATTTATCTGAAAACCTTGGACTATCAACCACAAATTTATTTGATGAAAAAAAATTAGAAGATGTTCTTTATACGAGAATAAACACAACGTATGCGGGTATTTCTACCGGTACAAATTTAGTCGAAGCAGAATATGAGTTTTATAGAAGACTTTTAGTTAATCTTATTGAGATATACAAATCAAAAGGAACAAGAAAGGCTTTAGAGTTTTTTTTAAAATTTCTTGGTGCACCTGAACCATTAATAAAAATTAATGAATATATCTATCAAGTTACATCATTACCCGCGAGTTTTGATTTAGAAGAAGACATTTATGAGGCAATTCAAGGAAATAAAACATACACTTTTGCGGTTTTAAACGTTACTGGTTATACATATGAAAAGAAAACTTACACAGGAACAACTTCGTTTGATAGAGATGGGTATCCCGTTAATGAAATTAATGGATTACCAAGAAGAGCGTACAGTGAAACTGAAGATGTTTTCTTTGAAAAAGGTGCGGGATGGTACGATATAACGTTATCACACCGTTCACCTTTAATATTGGATACAACAAACTCCGTTTTAACTGGTAGAACAAAAACAATTATCACAAAAAATAAACCATACACCTACGGTGAAGACTATTTTAATGTTTTTAGAACATTACCAGGTTTAGATACAGGATATGATTTGGTTTCCGACATAGATAACACCAAAGCTAGACTTAAAGAAGATAATTCAGATTTAATTCTAAATAGAAAAAACATCGAGATATATATTTCACCGGCTAGAGCCATTGATTACGATGTCTTTAGACGTAGTAAAGAATTGGAAATTTCTTTTGGAACAAACAACAATTTACCAACACAAACAGGAAAAACGTTTGCC